GTTACAGTTACCTCATTTAGATGCAGCTATAGAACATAGAAACGAAAACTTTCGAATTTTTATTAATAATTTAAAACCATTTTTATATAAAACTTATTTTATAACTGAAGGCTGTAGTAATTACGCTTTACCTATATTTACTAAGAGTAATAGGATGCCAGCTGTAAAAGAGAAATTAAAGGAAATGAATATTGAATACCGTCCTCTTATATCTGGTAATCTTTTTGAACATCCTTTTATGAAATCTATTAATCAATTTCAATTTGACGACAACGCAAAAATCATTCACGATAGCTGTATATACGTAGGCAATCATAAAGATATTACTCCTTCTATGGTAAAGGATTTATGTGAAGCTCTGAATTCTATTACAGAAACTTAAACATAATGATAGGTAAAAATAAAAAGCCAACCATCCATACCCTTGTAGAAGATATAGAAAAAGTATTCTCCCCTCAATCCAAAGCTGTTCCTACTGATGAAGATCTGAAAACATTCAGTAAAAATGTAAGCGAAGCCATTGTTTCTACCTTTATTCGTAATCGGGAAAAAGGTGGGCATGATTATTCTCTTCGTATGTCTAATATAGGAAAACCTTCCAGACAACTTTGGTATGAAACCAGACAAGATCCTAAAACTACTGAACCTCTTTCCTATTCTCTTCTGTTAAAATTTTTATATGGTTCTATCCTCGAAGAACTTATGGTTCTCCTATGCCGTACAGCTGGACATGTCGTTACGGAACAGCAAAAGGAATATAAACTGGAAGGTGTCGTAGGTCATCAGGATGCCAGAGTCGATGACATTATTGTAGATTTTAAATCAGCTTCTGGTAGAAGTTTTAAAAAATTTAAAGATCATTCTCTTCTCGAAGACGATCCTTTTGGTTACATAGCTCAACTCTCTTCGTATGCACAAGCTGCTGGAGAAAAGGAAGCCGCCTTTATAGCCATTGATAAACAGAGTGGAGAAATTACGCTTATGCCTTTACATCAAATGGAAATGATAAACGCAAAAGATAGAATAACGTATTTAAAAGGAGCTATACAGCAAGCCACACCTCCAGAAAAATGTTATCTTCCTGTTGAAGAAGGTAAGTCAGGTAACTATAAACTGTCCATAGGATGTGTGTACTGTAAATTTAAGAAGGAATGTTGGAGTGACGCTAATAACGGAAAAGGACTTCGTACCTTTCAATACGCAAACGGTATTCGATTCTTTACAGACGTTAAAAAACAACCTAGAGTCGAAGAAGTTTTCATTTAGATCCAAGTTTGAATCCATTGTATGTGATGATCTAACTGAACGTCACGTTGACTTTTTATATGAGCCGTTTAAAATAAATTTTATCGTTCCTTCTATTGAACGACATTATCTTCCTGACCTTGTTTTACCTAATGGTATTATAATAGAATTAAAAGGAAGATTCTTTAGTGACGATAGAAAGAAACATTTACTGATAAAGGATCAATACCCTGATTTAGATATACGTTTTGTCTTTCAGAATCCTAATCTTTCTATTGCTCCCAAAGCAAAAACAACGGTAGCTCAATGGTGCGACAAGAATTCTTTTAAATGGGCCGACAAAATAATACCGAAAGCATGGATCAAGGAAAGTGGAAGAAAAAGAAAAAGAAAAAGAAGACAGCAAAAAGCTAACGGTCAAGATAGATACTAAAGAATTTAGTTACGAAGATCTAAAAGAAATTCTAAACTACTATGAAGATGATCTGGAATTTACATTTAATAAAGAAAGGCATAATGATTTTTTATGGCTCTCTTCTATTCAAACAAATAAGACACCTGTTCCCGAAAGACTTCTTTTTATTTCTGTATTTCTACAGGCGTTACTAGACGCCACTAAACCTGAAACAGAAGAAGAACCAGTTTCCTCAGAAAAAGCTAGACAGTCTGCTCTCAAATGGTTTACTGTACCTTCCTGTGTAACTGCCTCTACATATGAACCTATTTGTGAATTGGCAGGAATTGCTCCTGATTACGGTAGGAAATTTTTTAATCGTATCTTGAGTAAAGATTTAAAGTTTGTTCACAGACGTATAAACGTTCTGTTAAACAGTGCAAAGGAGTAACCGATAATGAGTCAACCTAACATTTTTGCTAACATTCCTAACGATTCGCCAGGATGGATAGCTATTCGAAAAAATATTATGGCGAAAAACGAAGTCGCTAATCCTCCTCATTATAACCGTAACGATATTGAAGCTATTGAAGCTATCGAAGCCAGCATGACACAGATAGAATTTCTAGGCTATCTAAAAGGAAACGTTGAAAAATATCTATGGCGATATGCTTATAAAGACAAGCCAATGGAAGATCTGGGAAAGGCTCATTGGTACTTATGTAAATTAATGGAGGAATGTGGTAAGATTGACGAGACACATTTATCCAATTATTTTAAGACGATAGACGATACGTTTGTGGACAGCGGTGATAATTGATAGGATAGCTGTACTATGGTAAATAATATTCTTCCGATTGATTATCTCTCTAGTCGAAACGACTCCCTAAAACTCGCACGTAAAATAGAAGAATATTATCATAAGCAAGGACATACTTCTGTAAAAGCATCTGTTTTAAGAGAAGAAGTCAGTCCTGATAATTACGTTTGGGTCATACGAAGTAATCTAAAATTTAAAGTTCCTCGTCTCAGTCCCTGATTATATAATAGATTTCCCTATTTAAACTAGGAGAAAGCTAAACATCATGCCGACGTTTAGAAGCAATGAGAATCCTATGTTTCGCTCTAAATTCAGCGAAGATATTTTTAAACTTAAATACCAGCATACAAGTTGTGAAACTTGGTCTGATCTGGCCCGTACACTGGTTCACGATGTATGTGATACACATCTTACTTCTGATGAAGTCGATGAACTTATCAACATTATTACTGATTTAAAATTTATTCCCGGTGGGCGTTATCTTTATTACGCAGGGCGAACTAACAAATTCTTTAATAACTGTTTTCTGTTAAAGGCCGAAGAAGATACACGGGAAGATTGGGCAAACCTGTCGTGGAAATCTGAATCTTGTTTAATGACAGGTGGAGGAATAGGTTGTGACTATTCTGTTTACCGTCCTGAAGGAGAAGTTCTAAGAGGAACAGGTGGATTAGCTTCTGGCCCTATTCCCAAAATGTTAATGATTAACGAAATAGGAAGACGAGTTATGCAAGGAGGCAGTCGTCGTTCTGCTATCTATGCAAGTTTGAATTGGCAGCACCGTGATATAGAAAAGTTTCTAACGGTTAAAAACTGGTACGAAATGACGGTAGGCGATACTGAATACAGTTACGGTCAAATCAAGGAACAGGACTTTAATTTTTCCTGTCCGTTAGACATGACTAACATATCCGTTAACTACGATACGGATTGGATTCTTAACTATATGGAGAACAGAGATGCGGGAGACGTATTTAAAACCAATGTACAGCAAGCTCTCAGTACGGGAGAACCAGGCTTCTCGTTTAACTTTTTTGACAAGGAAGAAGAAACGTTACGGAATGCTTGTACCGAAGTCTGCTCCGAAGACGACAGTGACGTATGTAATCTGGGCAGCGTTAATCTGGGGCGTGTCGATAATATTAGGGAGTTTTCTCAGATAATTGAACTGGCAACAAAGTTTCTTCTCTGCGGTACATTGAAAGCACAACTTCCTTACGATAAAGTTTACAAGGTGAGGGACAAGAACCGACGACTTGGTTTAGGTTTGATGGGTATGCACGAGTGGTTAATCAAACGTAGGTACAAATATGAAGTTTCAACTGAACTGCACAAGTGGCTTTCTGTTTACAAAGGTGTATCCGACAAGACCAGTTCCTCGTTTTCGGATACGTTGGAAATCTCCCGACCTGTTGCCAATCGTGCTATCGCTCCTACTGGTTCTATAGGTATACTGGCTGGAACCAGCACAGGTATTGAACCTATCTTTGCTGTAGCTTACAAGCGACGGTTTCTTAAAGGTCAAAGTCGTTGGCATTACCAGTACGTCATAGATAGCGCAGCACAGGAAATTATAGATCTGTACGGAATTTCTCCTGACAAGATTGAATCGGCTCTCGACCTTTCCGAAAACTACAAAAGAAGAATAGCGTTTCAGGCAGACGTTCAAGACTATGTGGACATGTCTATTTCTTCTACAATTAATTTACCACAGTGGGGAAGTAAACTGAACAATGAAGATATGGTGGATGATTTTACTAACGTCCTTGCTTCTTATGCTTGTCGTCTACGAGGTTTTACTGTTTATCCTGATGGGTGTCGTGGTGGTCAGCCTCTTACTCGTGTCTCATATAAAGAAGCTGCTGACAAACTGGGCGAAGAATTTGAAGAGAACGTTGAGACACACGATATTTGTCATATAACAGGACATGGGGGAAGTTGTGGAGTTTAGGCAAGGCGTGAGTAAGTGGATGTTAAGAACTTACATTGTCTGGTCTATCTGTGCAGATATTATTGTACTCTCAGGAATCATCTGGTTAATTTTTTAAGGAGCATTTTAAGAATGACAATGTTTGCAAAGATTGAAGATGTACTGGCTGATCAAGTAGCTCCTTCTAT